CGCGACAGAAAAACTACGCACTTACTTTTCAAATGTATGTGCTGATTTTGAAGCTGAACGGGTTGAAATGGATGGCGGACCAGATCACGTCCATTTGTTAATTAACTATCCTCCCAAACTGGCGATATCCAGTCTGGTAAACAGCCTCAAAGGCGTATCGAGTAGGTTACTGCGACGAGATCGACCAGATATTGCAGTCAGGTATTACGACAAAGGCGTTTTGTGGAGTCCTGGCTATTTTGTCAGTAGCTGCATCTTAACGTATCAACTAGATTTAATAACAACGATATCCGTACCTAACCGGATATCTAATGTCATAAGCATCCCTTTAATTATCCCCTCAACCTCTTGTAACTTTCCCACTCTTGAGCTCCACATAGTCCAAACGCCGGATGCAAAAAAATCACACGTGCATTTCTGAAATTGTGATGGAGGAAGATAGTATCAATTATATGTGCTTAGAAACGTCCCCGATTAGCGCAGAAGTCACCGGATTGTTCAGACTCCAATAGGTTGAGTATGCCGTATTTATTTTCCAAAATAAAAATCGATGCTGTTGCTCCTTCATAAAATACTTTTACTCTCTGGACGCTTTTCTTAGCTCTCTTGGTGTTATCTTAAAACGATTATGGAACCTTTCAGTAAAACGAGAAGGACACTTGTAACCATTTTCCCTGGCAATCTCGCTGATGGGTTTTACTGTCGTTTGTATAGCAGACAACGCATTATTTAACCTCACGTCGTCCAATATACTTTGAAAACTTACTCCCTCGCTTGCCAGACGGCGATGCAATGTGGAAACAGAAATGTAGAGATATCTCGCTACCTTGTTTGCTGTCCATTTTGTTCCAGGTTCGGATAGCATTAGGTTATAACAACGACTTATTAATGATTGTTTACTATCTGATAAAAGTAAACAATTAACATGATGTGCTCCTAATGAAAGTAGAACGCCCATTGCTAAGTGTTCCTGAATTTGCGTTGAGAAGCCTCGGGAAATAGATGTTTTTAGTTGCTCCCAACAATATATTAACTCGGGGTTCTGAGGTAAGCAGAAACCTGTCGTGTTACGAATTTGATCAGTTATCGCATAAAATTTTTGAAACTTTTCAATTAGATCAATGGGATAATAAAGCATTTCTGCAAGATAAAGACCTGCTTCTGGATAATTCGCAATATAAAATTCATATCCACAGGGAAATAATATTATCTGATTATTATCAACAGTTAGACTATGCGTCTCCCAATTGATAACTTTTTTTCCCTGACGAATACGACATAAAGCTGGCATAAGAGGCTTAACCCTGTGAATCTCATGATGTTTATGCATCCGTATTTCTTCAATCTTTAGGTTAGTCTTATCTTTTGCCAGCATACTCTTACCCTACTTTATCTCATAAACTGGTGTTATCTCAGCGGTTGCAATTTTATTGGCATTAAGCATATAACCAACTAACGCTCCGCTGGAATTAGAATCCACAGGAATCTTATCAGTTTTTAGAGCCCATACTTTAAACTGGTAATGATGGGGTTTATCTCCTTTGGGAGGACATGCTCCACCAAATCCTGCATAACCAAAATCATTTCGGCCTTGAACAGCACCAGTCGGAAGTTTTGTACCATCACGTCTTCCTGCATCAGCGGGCAAATATGTTACAGTTGCTGGAATATTAGCAACAGTCCAGTGCCACCATCCACTGCCTGTAGGAGCATCTGGATCATACACAGTTACGGCAAAGCTTTTGGTGCCTTCAGGAGCACCAGACCAGGTTAATGAGGGCGATGTATTACCACCTTCACACCCAAATCCAGAAAATACATGAGACGTTGTAAGTTGCTCTCCTGTTTTTATTTCATTACTAGTGACCTGAAATGCTGCGGCCTGCGCAGAAAATGTTATGAATGCCAATACACTTGAAACGATAAGTTTTTTCATAAAAACCTCATTGTTGTGACCTATCGTTATTTTATTTGATGTGCCTTGATCTCATTATGCATAAAGGCGCAATGATCGCGCAAATGCAATCATAATTATAAAGGTGCCCCGAACATTAGCCATAATATGCACAAATCAGATTCCTGTTATCTCAAGGATAATTATTTTTTAATGCGGTGCACTTCGTGACAACAAGTTAATGACTAACACACCGGCACAAATCAACATCATGCCTATGATAGCTGGCAGGTCCAGTCGTTGACCAAAAAATCCCCAGGAAAGCAAACTAATCAGAACGATACCGACTCCTGACCAGATAGCATAAGCAATCCCTGTAGGTATATAAGCCAGCGTCTGAGCTAATAACCAGAATGATGCACAATAACAAATAATTGTACCAACAGATGGCCATAACCGTGTAAAACCTTCTGAAAACTTCATTAAGGTTGTACCAATGACCTCTGCAAGTATTGCACCACCAAGATAAATATAAGGGTTCATAGCATATTCTTTCCTGTTCAAACTGGAGAGAATTGTACTACAGTTTGAACTCAACTCACCTGTTTCATCATTGTGTACCCATTGATGTTCTTTTATATACCCTCAATACCCGTTTCATCGCGGCACTCTGGCGACACTCCTTAAAAATCAAATTCGCGCTCACCTTTCCTTCCCGTTCTTCTCTGGTAGCGAACCGATAATACACCGTTCGCCAGACCTTACCATCAACGACCAGGATTCCTGCCCGCGCCATTTTAGCCACAGCCTGATTTATGCTGGTTACGGTTGCGCCTGTTACCGCGGCAACGTCCTGTGCACAGAAGCTCTTATGCGTCCCCAGGTAATGAATAATTGCCTCTTTGCCCGTCATACACTTGCTCCTTTCAGTCCGAACTTAGCTTTGATTTCTGCGATCTTCGCCAGAGCCTGTGCACGATTTAGAGGTCTACCGCCCATGACAGGAAGTTGTTTTACTGGTTCAGGGATCGCCTCACCACGGTTAATTCTCGCAGTCATATGGACAAGCTCATCTGCGGCCTTACGGCGTAATTCCGCATCAGTAAGCGCATTGGCCCGCATGTTCTGATACAGGTTGGTAACCAGCCAGTAGTGCGCGTTTGATTTCCACGGATAAGACTCCGCATCCGGATACAGGCCTCGCTTCCGGCAATACTCGTAAACCATATCAACCAGCTCGCTGACGTTTGGCAGTCCGGCGATAACGGATGCTTCTTCCCGGCACCATGCAACAAACTGCCCGGGTGATGGCAGAAATGGTCGATTCTGCCGACGGGCTACGCGCATTCCTGCGTTAACCTGTTCCATTGTGGTGATCCCGTTTTCCCGGAAAGCCAGAACCCACTGGCGGCGGATTTCGTTCAGTTCGTTCTGGTCACGGTTAGCCAGACTCGCCGGGAAAGTTGCCAGTAACTGGCTGAACACACCGTTGATGATCTGCGCTACCTGCTGTACCTGCGGCTTTTCGTCGTACTGTTCCGGCATGTTGTTGGCGATCCGGCGCATCTGCTCACGGTCAAAGTTAACCATCTGTGCGGCGATGTTTTTCATAAATCCACCCCGTAAATCCAGTCAGTGTTTGTCAGGTCGAGTTTTGATTTTCCGGCTGTCACGCCAGCCTGTTGCTTGTTACGGTTGATTTCGAGTTGAGTCCACTTGTCGCGGAGTTTGGCCGGACTCAGCACGTTACCGGACCAGAAGTTGTCCTGGCATGCCCAGCGGAACAGCACGCACATGTCGCGGTGGTTACGTCCGTCACGTTCACGCATCAGGCGGATATCGTTAGCCCACCCTGCAAAATTTGGTTTTCTGGCTGATGGCGCGATGGTCTTCACCATGTCAAACATCCACTCTGCGGCGGTCAGGTCTTCTGCTGTCCCCCACTTGCTGCCGCTCTGAATTGCAGCATCCGGTTTCACCACAGGAAGATCGTTTTCTGGCTGGTCAGAGGATTCGTCAGAATTCTCGGACGAAAAAGGTTTTATATTGTCTTTTGTTAGTTTGTCTTTTGTGTTTACCTGATTCGGGTAAACGCCTTTACCTGATTTGGGTAAACTTTTCTTACCTGATTCAGGTAAATTTACCTCTTTCAGGTAAACTTTATTTTTCTTACCTGATTCGGGTAATGTTGACCATTCACTGACCACATTATTAATGCCGATATTCCGCCCGCTCTGAATAAAAATCCCACGCTTTACCAGAACACTTTTTGCAGCAGAACACTTGTGCGGCAATATCCCGGTCAACTCGGAAAGTTGCTCGTTGCTCACCCAATCCAGTTTTTTATTAAAGCCATATGTTTTGCGCATGACAGCCAGGAAGACCAGAAGCTGGTGCTGTGTTAATCCGGCCAGCATCACAGCTTCCAGCAACTCATTTGCAATGCGCGTATAACCATCATCGAGATCTGCCACGCGCGGCTCCTTTTGTGCCACATCCGGCACTGGAAAATTGAATATCTCAGCAGTGTTTGCCATAATTCCTCCCGCAATGAGTGTGTTACGATTTGCACCTGAAAGTCGGTTCTGTTCGCGCAGACCGGCTTTCGCCATTTCCGAACCTGTCATATTGCCCCCAGCATGGTGGTGACCATCGCCATCAGTGGACCAGCCAGATCCGGGTCCACACGAAACATCGACACAATGCCTTCACTCATCTCCTTCAGTTTCTGGTGGCGTGGTGCGTTGAGAATGACAGCCTGTTTTGCCTCACTGAGTTCCTTTTCCATTTCAGCCAGCCGAGCCATGAAGCTATCCTGCTCAACCAGGTGGCCGCGATATTCCAGCGGTAGTACCGCCAGAATTGCCGGGGTCAGTTCACGCACGTTATTTCGGTATTTTTCAGAATCGAATTTGTTATCGAGGAAGCGGAACAGCTTCTGGCGTGCACGGCTGACATCATCAGGAAAATCGATGGTGCCGCCGCCCTGCTCCCGATACTCATTCACAATGAGTGCGGCAACAACATCCTGATTATCTGCAGCCGACCAGGCGCGAACGGCATCACGGATTTTTTCGTGGCCTGGCGCCTGTTTTGTTTGAGAACGATTTATCACCGCAGTCGGGCTAAATCCGCTAGTCTGTTGGTATGTAAGTGGTTGCATAGTCATTGCCTTATCAGTTAACGCCGCAGATTAGGCGGCAGAATTACTCGCGTTAAACAATGGTGCGAGGTCGGGACGAATATCTGCTGGTTTAATCTTTCCACCAGTGGCTGAGACAATTTTCATTACATAGCGGGCATCAATTCCGCCACCGTGTAGCCAACGCCAAACAGTGGGCTGGGCTACACCGCATAGATCTGCCAGTCGTTTTTGACTACCTGTAATACTGATTGCGAGTTGAATGGTTTGATTTGTCATTATTAATTCCTATTGGTATTACAATGAATAAATAATAGCAATGCGTATTAATCATAACAATAGCAAAACGTGTTTTGACCATCAATACGCAAGCGTATAAATTAAAACTTATGAAAAAAGAAACTCTTGCTGATCGCTTAAACCTAGCGATGGAACAATCTGGAATGTCTCAAGGCGCTCTTGCAAAGGCGTCTGGCGTAGCTCAACCCACAATCTGGAGACTGACAAGCGGCAACGCGCGCGGCTCAACAAAAATTGTTGAAATAGCTAATGCATTGGGTGTTCGAACAGAGTGGCTCTCATCAGGCATAGGCCCGATGAGAAATGACGGTCAACAATTAGGGAAGCCTACTGCCAACCATCCCAAATACTTCAAGATTGACGTTCTTGATATAGAAGTGAGTGCCGGGCCGGGAGTCATCAACCGTGAGTTTGTAGAAGTTCTACGCTCGGTTGAGTACTCGTTTGACGATGCTCGTCACATGTTCGATGGTAGGAAGGCAGAAAATATCCGCATCATTAACGTACGCGGTGACAGCATGTCAGGAACGATTGAACCTGGTGATCTTCTATTCGTTGATATCACGGTTAAATCTTTCGACGGTGATGGTATCTATGCGTTTCTGTACGACGACACAGCCCATGTAAAGCGCCTGCAAATGATGAAGGATAAGCTGCTGGTTATCTCTGATAACAAAAGCTACTCACCGTGGGACCCGATCGAGAAAGATGAGATGAACCGGGTATTTATCTTCGGGAAAGTTATTGGGAGCATGCCGCAGACGTATAGGAAGCATGGATAGTACCAATTAAAAATTATCAACCGGGCATTGTGCTCATTCAGTAAAACAACTTAATTATTCATTTTAGAATGGAGAACTTAATGGATACTTTAAAATATGAGAAATTCTCTGATTTTGATCACAATGACCCATTTTTTGACTCTTTAAAAAAAGATTATAAAGAGTTTCCTCTTTGGTTAGAAAAAAAAGCCAGAGAAGGAGAATCAGCTTATGTGCTCTATGATGACAAGCATAAAATCGAAGGTTTTATGTATCTAAAAGAAAATGATGATGCAAATGACATTAATCCAGCGCTCCCACCAGGACGTCATCTAAAGATAGGAACATTCAAATTTGAATCTAAAGGCACCCTTCGCGGACAACGATTTCTAAAAAAAGCGTTTGACCATGCATTTTCATCAAAATCTGATGATATTTATGTTACTGTTTTCGACAAACACGTCCATCTAATAAAACTTTTCCAAACGTACGGATTTTACATTCATGGTGAAAAAGAAACACATAACGGGAAAGAGTTTGTATATGCGAGGTCTTTGCATGAG